CCCTTGCGGGTTTATGCTGAGATAGAGTCCTATCTCGGAGCTTAGGTGCTCTGAAGCAATTCATCATCTAAGCGCGCCAAATGGCACGATACTAGGTGTCTAAGGGACTTTTCTAGCATGCTAACGGAGCGTCATACTCCACTTTGGATATGGGGCTAGCACCCCTGTATTCATCGGTAGATGTTGGATTAAGAACATTCATTTAGAGTGGCACTATAAAGGCCGTCATGGTCGTTTATATTAACCACAACGGGTACCCCACCCGGATTTATCAATCTGCCTGCAGCCCTTCTATGAAGGAAACTGAAGTAGTAACGGGATGATTAATCATCAAGCTACATCTCTAATCTTTGTTTCTTTATGACAAAGCATCAAGAGAATGCAGCGCCGGTTTACTTGGCAATGGAATTTAAAATTTCCATCATCATTAGTCTGAGGTATCATTGATATTCTTAGACTAATGACAGATCATGTTAATCCTGTGTGAATTTCCTCTATATTAGTGTTGTTCCGAAGACTACATTTACTTCGTCGACGAAATGGGATATCGTATCTTGCCCGATACCTTAAGGCGTGTCATATTTACGTTATGCAATATGTTGCATGTACCAAGAAATTGGATTCAATACATTCACATACATATGGTATAACAGTAGGTTTGACTGCGTCGGGAATACCTAGTATTCTTCCTGTTTATCTTCGAAGTCGATTGCGTTCTCGGAACATCAATGACATTCGAATGATTCTAACTATTTTTAACTTGTATCGGGTACTTCCGTATCCGGGACGAGTAAAAATAGAGACTATCACAGATCCTTTTATAGGAGAGTTTCCCTCCGATGTACGACACTTTATTCCTCGGTTTTGAGCCATGCTCTCGCCGCGACCGTTCCAGTTTCTCTGGAACCCATTTGCTATTCAGGCATCTGGTGCAGTCGTTAATGGATCGCGTACATCGTCTGTCTCAGGTTTCTTTAAGGCCTTAGTGGAACTGCGAAGAGATCCTGTTTTGTGAAAAGCAATTCAGTTCTTCTTTTGCGTGGTTCCATCCCGCCGCGGTTGACAGGCTAGGACCGCTCGTTCTTTCCGAGCTTTGGATTTGTTATCCTCATGCTTGGTCAGGGCGTTCCCCTATGCTAATTCTTCCGTTGGACGATTAGCCTTTAAGGAGGAGCCAGGTAAAGTGCGGGTGTTCGCCATGGTTGATTGCGTAACGCAATGAGTTCTTCGACCCCTTCATGATTGAATATTTGCTATTTTGAAGTTAATTCCTCAAGATGCAACTTTTGATCAGGAAGCTGGAGTGCAGAAGATTCTCGAGAAAATTCAGTCAGGACAATTAACAGTGTTCTCTCTGGACCTATCCGCCGCAACGGACAGACTTCCCGTATTATTACAAGCTCGCTTACTTGATTTTATATTCTCCGGTTTAGGAACACAGTGATCTAATTTATTAGTTTCCCGTTCCTATAAGGTGCCCTCTCATCCAACCTTACCCCATAATCCGGGTTTTGTTAAGTATGGTGCAGGTCAACCTATGGGAGCTTATTCATCATGAGCGATGCTTGCCCTTACCCATCATTTTATCGTACAATATTCGGCGTGATCAAGTAATGGTGGAGATCAGTCTCTACCTACTAATTACGAAATTCGTAACAACAGAGTATTCTGTACTGGTGGCGGCGTGAGCCCCCCAGTCTGATTCAAGGATTATATGATCCTTGGAGACGATCTTTTGATTCTCAATCAAAAGGTTGCGAACCGATATTTACAAGTGATGGAGTCCTTAGGTGTGGGTGTGAACATGTCAAAGTCTCTCATTTCAACCACTGGTTGTGGTGAGTTTGCGAAGAAGTTCATAACCCCCCAAGGACGAGCCGAAGGAGTTTCCTTAAAGGAATTCACTTCACTAGGAATGTCGATCTCTAATCTTCTCGCTGTTCAGCGGAAATTAGGATCTTCCAGAACTAGGATACTTCGGGTATTAGGGTATGGTCCTTTATCATCAGGACATTCAGTTCTTAATTGAACTCGTACTAGTCTAAGGTCTTATTTAGATCACTTATTGATTGCACCGTTAGGTGTTCAATCCTCTCTAGCGTGATCCTATTGAATTGGTTTTTTAGGCCCTTCAATAAGATTCGCTTCGGATGGATTCCATCACTCACTCCTCATATTTACCTGAGGGTGAGAAGTATCTAAATTCCTTAGAGTACGTATCAAAAGACGTCCTCTCCTGATGGTAGACTGGGAAAACCTTTCTTGACCTTCTGCTCAGGATCTGTTTAATTACTGACTCCCAAGCAAGAAGTCGGGGGGCATTCCCGTGACTAACGAGGTATGAGCCATCCGTAAGTGATGAGAGAGTCACATTATGGATGTGTTTTCATCTTCCTCGTTGTTATCAGAAATCGTTTCTGGTAGCTCTGAATCTTTGGTCTCTGAATTATTACGCTGAGAATTGGCATTTGAGGATAGGGAATCGTTTTCGCGATTCGTTGTTTCTTCTTATGCAAACTTTTGAAGCGTTTTAATCCGAGATCCTAACGACTCCGTGAGTGAAAATTCACAGCTTAGTCGTTTCGATGTCATCGAGTTTATGGCTCAGAAAGATCCTAAGGACCCTTTCCGTCCCGATTCTCTAAAAGACATTTCTTTAGCCCTTCAGCTAAAGAAAGAATTTTGAGATTGGTTCGGATTGGGAAAGGAATGTATGATTCCTTCTTCCCGCTTGAATAAGGCGGGGAGGTGAACAGGTATCGGAGATGCAAAGACGGGTAGAAGCGTTAAGCCTCTCTCCGACCTTGGATTCTTTTCTTGAAATATAACCTAATAGTGGAAAATTTGCATCCCGGGACTATGCCCGGGTGATCTGTACTCCATATTATCGAATATCTTAGAATGCTACTTGTGAATAATTAAGGGGCTTTAAGAGCCGGATCCCTGCAGAAATTAACAACTTCGTAAGGGCTCTACTAAAAAAGACACAAGTTAGGACGGATTTCCGGCGGTGAAAAGACCACAGGATTCCTTGCTAAGATTTATTGTAGATAATAATTCGGAGTTAAGTGTTGCAATCTCATCATCTAAGATGCTATATCCCTAAAAGACTTCGGTCGGGCTGGGATGAAGGGGG